GCTGGGTCGGGGGGGGGCGGGGATAGCGGCGGCAGTGCTGGCGTTACTCAAGGCAACGGTTCCACAGGATCGAATGGTGGTGCGGCCCAGGACTCGACAGCCGGGGGTACCGGGGGAAATCCACAGACCAATGGAACGGCAGGATCACATGGTTCTGGTGGTGGCGGCGGTGGTTCTACTGGCGATAGTTCGGCGGCTGGCAATGGCGCAAACGGTGGCGCCGGGGTGAATTTCGACTCTACGCATGGCTCTGGTGGTGGCGGCGGTGGGGGTGGTGGTGCGTCAACGAACGGTCACGGTGGTAATGGTGGTGCTGGTGGCCTCTACGGTGGCGCGGGTGCTGGCGGTGGCTATTCAAGTTCTGGCACGATGGGCGCGTTCGGCGCAGGCGCGAACGGCATCATCAAGATCACCTACACGCCAGGAGGCGGGGCAACTATCGGCATGTCTGCTGCTGGTCTTGGTGGTGGTTTGAATGCGCTTGGCACTGGTCTTACGAGAGCAATCCTGCCCTCCGGACTTGGGAACATGGGGTAAATCATGGCGACAGATTGGCCTAACGGCGTTGCTCGAGTAGTCGTCTTCAAAGCCTACCTGACCTCGGATCACGTATCCGTCGCCACAGGAAAGACGATTGCCATCACGATCTCGAAGAATGGCGCGACTTCGTTCTCCAATCCGAATGCGGGAGCGACCAACGCAACCGAGATGGCGAGCGGGTTCTACAAATTCACCCTGGACACCACGGATACCGGAACGAATGGTCCTCTCGCGTGGAGAGGAGCCGTAGCGACAGTCGATGATGTAGGAGACGTTTTTGATGTCGTCAACGCAACCAACGGAAAGATGACAGGTGTCCCTGCGGCAGTAGCCGGTGCTTCTAGTGGTCTTCACATCAATGGTTCCAATTCAGGCACGACCACATTGGCAGCGTTGACAGTTACAGGTGCGACGACGATGACTGGTGGGCTCGTTGGAAATATCACTGGAAATCTGTCCGGTACCGTTGGTTCCGTCACTGCTGCTGTGAATGTTGGTCAACTTGCTGGTCAGACGGTTACTGCGGCAGCTGGAGTTACGTTCCCGACCTCGGTCGCCTCTCCGACTAACATTACGGCTGGGACGATCACGACAGCGACGAACTTGACCAACGCTCCCACGAACGGTGACCTCACAGCGACGATGAAGACGAGTGTCAAAACTCAGGTCACCGATGGTCTTGCGGTAGATACATACGCAGAGCCGGGACAAGGAAACCCAGCAGCAACAACGACGCTCGCTCTTAAACTGGCATGGCTGTACAAAGCGTGGAGAAATCAATCCACGCAGTCCAGTTCTCAATACAGTCTCTACAACGACGCCGCGAACGTTGTGGACCAAAAGGCTCCCGTGAGCGATGACGGTTCCACATTGACTCGCGGAGAAGTCGCAACAGGTCCATGAGCAACCTTTGGACAGACAACGTTGGGGGTAACGACTCCAACGATGGTCTGTCCTCATCTACTCCGAAAAAGACCATCACGGCTCACAGTCCGGTTGATGGAGATACGCTGATCCTGAAGGGAACTGGTACTGCCTACGACAACCAACCCGGTGATGCTTACACGATCCCGTGGCAGGGATTCGCAAATGCGACTATCAAGAGATGGGACGGTTTTCCTAAACCAGTCGTCACGCAGACCTATGGACAGGGATTCGGGAGAGCCATCGGGGTCGGTTCCGGGGGCGCTGGTTCAGTCCTCGTAAGCGGAATCATCGTTCAGGACACGCTCGAGGGCGGTCTTGGCTCTCCCGGTTCTGCGGGTTCTGTCGTCACTGTAGACAACTGCGAGTTCTATCGTTGCGGGATGACCAATGACAATGTAGCGATCGGCGCCTGCATCTGTATCGGGGCGACTACGACGATCGACTCGCTATACGTCACGAACAGCATTCTGACGGACTGTGGACGGTCAAACATCTTCTGCCACGCATCCGGCACGTTCGAGATCTACAACAACACTATTTCCAACCCAGGAGCCTCGTCACCTGGAGTGAATCAGGGGGATTGCATCGCAATCGCAGATGTGACTCCATCAGTCCTTTGGGTTCATAACAACACGGTTATTCATCCAAAGAACTCCAAGCAATGCGTATTGCAGTCAGGAGGAAGTCTCTCAGGTACTGCAACCATCGAGTACAACACCTTTACTGGGGCAGTGGGAACTGGCAGTAGTCATAAGACTGTCTACTGTGACATGCCCGCGATCGTGCGGAGCAACAGGATCACTACTGGAGGAATGGCGATAGAACTCACTGGAGGCGGTGAGATTTATGCCAATGATGTAATCATCAACGGAGACGGTTGGCTTGGCGGAACACTACCTGCTATTTATGGAGACAACACAACCGGTTCCGGTACGACGATCAAGAACAATAACCTGACGATCCAGTCAGGTGGGACCAACTTCGGCTCTGGAATAGGGTGCTTCGAGAGCGCTTCTCTGACAGGAGCGATAGCCAACAACATCGTCATCGGAGCATGGCCGGTGGGTATCCGAAGACACCACACATTGGTGTCCGAAGACCATAACGACATCTTCGGGGCTACGCAACCTGTAGCGGACGAAAGCAGCGGTGCCTTAGCCACTGGTACGGGAACGATCACCACCGATCCACAGCTTGATGTGAACGGCTATCCCCAAGTAACGTCTCCGGTCTTTCACGCAGGGACATCTGTTTCGTTCAAAGACCTGAACGGGATGACATTCAACAGTTCCCCGTCGATGGGAGCGAGGGAATGGGGGGCGCTGGACAATTCTGCCAAACGCTACTCATCGATGAATATCTCCTCTCCATGGAGAGGCATAAGTCTGATTCCGGATGGAACGATAGGTACGTTGGATCGACTGGTCCTGGATGATCTGTATGCTCGGATATCGACAGTCAACAACTACTTGATAACTGCATTGTCGGGAACGTATTCATACACGGGATTTTCTGCAGACCTGTCCGCTGCTACAAGAATCGATACCTCACAAGAACGGTTTGCCGCGATGAACATCGGCAATGTTTGGAGAGGATTGAACCTGTTCCCTACAGGAACGATTACGAAGTCTGGACGATCGATTCTGGCGAACTTCTATGCGGTTCCCGTTACTGTCAATGCCTACACGATCGACTGCGCATCCGGAATCTACGTATACGATGGGGAGCCTTCGTTCAGCGACTTCGAGATCGCCTGTGTCTCAGGGGTCTATGCGTACACCGGAAGTGACGCAGATATCACTTCGGTCAGGTTCATCAACGCTCAGTCTGGTGTTTACACCTACACCGGGTATGACGTAACGTTCGCTCAATTCCTAGGAGCCACGCTCGAGGCGATCAGCGGAACTTACTCGCTGGTCGGTTACGACGCCACCTTTGAAAGACCCAGGCAGATCAAGCCCATTTCCGGGCTCTACAGCCTGGTGGGCGGGTCGGCTGACATGACCTGGTACGACGCCAACGGGAATCCGATCCTTCCTGTCGTCTTCCAGGGTGGAGGATTCCCCGAATACATCCCCTACAAGAAGAAACCCAAGAAAAAACTGGTCCAAGAAGCGATCACGACACCAGCAGAGATCGTGGAGATCATCGAAAAGCCCAAGAAACCGGCAAAGGATGCACAAAAAGAGGACGAAGACCGCAGAAAGAAGGAAGAAGAACTGCTTTTGCTAGGTTGACACGGGAATATTCCCGATCTAGTATGTACATGCCCACTTGTGGGGGCTAGACCACATGAAGGACGAATGACACCCGATCCAGAAGTCTCTCCTGGCGAAGAGACTGAAAAGCCGCCAGAGGTAGTCGAGCCTGAAAAGGAAGAGACACCAGTCACGGAACCCGAAAAGGTCGAAGAGGACGAACGCGACAAGGAACTGAAGCGGTTATCCCGAGAGCTTCGGAAAGCTCAGCGGAACAACTCCCGACTTCACCTCGAAACGGAAACCCTCCGAAAGAACCCACCGGCAGAAAAGGCCGAAGAGGTTGACGTAGAGAGACTCGCAGAGCAGAAGGCGGAAGCAAAGACCTACGCCAAAGACGCCGAGCGAATCGTCGAGACTGGGAAAAAGTCCAACGCAGACTTCATCGAGGTATTGCGTGACCTGGCGCAGGAAGTGGGACCGTTCGTCAAACCAGACGGACTACCAACCCCTTTCATGGTTGCGGTCAGGGACATCTCAGAAGACCCGGCGAAGCTTCTCTACCACCTCGGAAAGAATCCGGACGTAGCGTCCGAATTGGCGGATCTGCCAGTAACGAAACTGGCGGCAAGACTCGACCGTATCGAACGGGAGATGAATGCCACTCCGAAAATCAGTTCCGCTCCGAAGCCTATCGAGCCAGTAAAGCCGAAGGCAACGGTGGCAAAAGACATCTCCGACCCGAAACTGTCATTCGAAGAGTTCGTGAAAATACGGAGGCGTCAGATTGCGCAGCGGCACTAACCGAAAGGTAGACCGTGGCTCAGACCCTTTTGACCATCGACATGGTGACGAAAGAGGCGATGCGCATCGCCCACGAGAAATGTCAATTCATCGGTACGGTTGATCGTCAATACGACGATTCCTACGCCAACACCGGAGCCAAGATCGGTTCCGCGCTCCGAGTCCGACTTCCGAACCAGTACGTCCGTACCCAGGGTTCCCGGGTCATGGACGTTCAGGAACAAGCCGAAACGGCCGGCACGATCACCCTGGCAACTCAGGACCACGTGGACATGCGGTTCAACTCCGCAGAACTGGCCTTGAGCATCGATGAAGTCTCCCGCAGATACATCGAACCCGCCATGTCGGTTCTCGTCTCGGGGGTCGAATCCGACTTTCTGGCCTATGCCACGAAGAAGGTCTACAACTGGGCCGGTACCGCAGGGACGGCGATCACAGATCTGACCGCTCCCGGCGCGGCTCGAGCCAAGTTGAATCAGTTCCTGGCTCCCAAGGATGGGAATCGGTACATCCAGATGGACTCCACGAACATGGGAGTCATCATCAACGGACTGAGACTCACGGTGAATCCGTCCGATCAGACATCGGAAGCCTATCGTGAGGGCTACATCACCCGCACCTCGATGGCGACCTGGTACGAAAACGACCGCCTGTGGAGTCTGACCAACAACGCCGACATCGTTGGGACTCCGAATGCGACTTCAGGTGTCACGGATGGTGGGAATCAGATGTACATGTACTCCACCGTCGCTTCAGCAGCTCAGGTGGTGGGCTCCGTCTTCACGATGGCAACCGTCTACGCATGTCACCCTGAAACGAAGGCTCCGTACCCGTTCCTGAAGAGTTTCGTGGTCACTGCAGCGAGTACCACGGACACGACCGCAGCGACGGGTCTGACGACTTTCGATCCGCCGATCTACCTGACCGGTCCGAAGCAGAACGTCTGCACCAAGGCGGGTGCAAAGATGCTTGCCAGCGACTTCGGTACGAACATGACGTTCGCTTTTGAAGGTGTTGCCTCAGCAAGCTATGTCCAACCTTTGATGTACCACAAGGAGGCTTTCCAGTTCGTCACGGCTGATCTGCCGATCATGGACGACGCTGCGAAATGCGTTCGGATGACGCAGGATGGGTTGAGTCTGCGGGTCTGGCAAGCCTCTGATATCCGGAACGATGAACTCTTGATGCGGATCGACATGCTCTACGGATTCGCTGCTCTCCGACCAGAGTGGGCTTGCCGGATCATCGGCTCGGCCACCGCCTAAGGAGACATCATGACCTCAACAGTTCTCCAGAACTACGAGCAACTCTCCTACGGGGGTGCGGCTTCTCAGTGGAGGGGTCAGCATCGTCAGATCATCTCCGATGTGGTCGCCTCTCGATACCTCACCGCGAAAGAAGCAGGATCCCTGTGTGTGTACGACGCCAGCACCACGGTGACGTACTACCTACCAACTCCTGTAGCTGGGATGACGTTTGCGTTCTTCACTGCGGTTTCCGTGGTGGCAACGGATGTTCACGTCCTCAGATGTTCGACGGGATCGTTTCTGCTCGGGGCTCTGACGGTCGGATCGATCGCTACGGCTTCTGCGGCTGGTGTGGCGGCAAATGGAACAACCCACTTGGGTATGTCCAGCAACGGAAGCACGACGGGTGGATTGATCGGGAGTTATTACACGCTCACCGCACTAAGCACGACTCAGTGGGCGATCGAAGGATTCCTGATCGGATCGAGCACTCTGGCAACTCCGTTCACCACGACGTGAGGTAGAAATGACCTCAACAGTCGCACAGAACTACGAGCAGCTTTCCTACCGTTCCCCCGCTTCAATGTGGCGGGGTCAACACGCTCCGATCATCTCGGATGCTGTAGCAACCAGGATCCTGCTTCCAAAAGAGGCAGGTTCCGTGTGCATGTTCGACGTGGCAACGGGGACGGTCTACACCCTTCCCGTTCCAGTCGCCGGGATGACTTTCACCTTCTACACGACGGTGACGGCAACCTCCAACGCGCACCAGGTTTCCACATCAGGGGCGACGGTGTTTCTTCTGGGTGCTGTGTCAATCAAGACGATCGCTACAGCAGCTGGCGGGAGTTTCTCAGCAGACGGAACCTCCATCGTCGGGATTTCCAGTAATGGAAGCACGACAGGGGGCGTGATCGGAGGCAAGTTCACCGTCACCGCGTTGAACTCTACTCAATGGGCGATCGAGGGAACTTTGATCGGTTCGGGCGGCGTCTCAACTCCGTTCATCTAATCATGCTGATCGTCTACAGACCCAAGACACAGGACTTTGGTACATGGGGAGTTCCTCAAGGGGATCTCCCGGTGGCTGAAGTTCTGTTACTCAACATCCTCATCGAGTTGCAAGTACAGAGCGCGATCCTGAAAGACGCCAATCCGAGTCTGGATCTGGATTCTCTCGAAATCATGCGGGCCGATGCGGTCGGCAACTAAGGAACACACATGGCACAGTTTCAAGCATTCACCGGCTACCAGAGCGCTCCGGACGGCGGGGTAAACCTGGTCCGTGGCATGAGAACGGGGGAACTGGCCGTAGGTCAGGTCCATGGTCCCTACTATGAGTCCGCCTCAAGGGGTGTGGTCTACACCGCCAGCACAGTCATTGCTGGTGTCGTAATCCCAACTGCCGCAGCGACGTTGAACTCGAAGTTCACGTTATGGAATCCGGCCACATCCGGTAAGGTGGCTGAGATCATCAGTCTGTACATCGGCTGTGATACGGTGACCACGGTCGCAGGTAACAACGGTCTTCTGCTCCAGACGAACCTAGCAAACGGCGCTGGTATCCCGACCACGGTCACGACTCCGTGCGCAGCAGTTTCCACCGGGAAGGCTGGGGTTACCTCCGGCATGACCGTAGCAGCCCAGGCAACCCTCACGAACGTGGCGATCCCAGGTGCTTCAGGCTCGGCCGTTCCGATCCCGTTCATCCCGCTGTCGAACTACGGGGCCGTTACGTCGGTGAGCAACTACAACCCGGTCTACTACTTCTACGGTTCGCTGGTTGTGTACCCTGATTCACTGATCGCGCTCTGTGCGTCTGTGGCTCCTTCGACAGCTGCGGTATGCGCGATCCAGTGGGCTGAATATCCGGTGTGACAACCGCTCTGACGCTGGCTACATCGGCCTTGTCGAAACTCGGCCTCATGGGGCCGGGTGATGCCCTGTCTGCTGAAGACGCACAGTTGTGCAGGACGAGACTCAACTCTCTGGTCGATGCATGGGTTCTCGAGACTCTGCTGGCCTACGCAACTATCGAGACGGTGTTCACTCTCCCGGGGAACACGACCTCCAGGACGATCGGGACAGGTCAGCAGATCAACGTCTCACGACCGATCAGGATCGAGGATCAATCGTTCGTTCGTGTCTCAGGAATAGACTTCCCTCTGAAGCCGATCACCGAACTGGAATACAACAGCATCGGCTTGAAAAGCCTGTCTCTAGGGGTTGTCCCAAGCGTGTGCTTCTTTGACGGGAATTTCCCCACGGCGAATGTGTTCTTCTACCCTCCGACCACGGCCGCGACCGAAGTTCACCTAGTCACTCTCGCGAAACTGTCGTCCTTCGCTGATCTGACGACCGACTACGGACTGCCTCCCGGGTATCAAAGGGCTCTCGAGTTCAACCTGGCAATCGAAATAGCTCCTGACTTTGAACAAGTCCCGACCCCCATGATTTTCTCGATGGCATCCACCACCAAGAGACTCGCCAAGAGAGCAAACATGATGATTCCGCAACTTGAGTGCGATTATCCGAGTGAAGGTGGCTCGTCTCTCCAGGCGATTCTCTCAGGGCAATGAGCGATGGTTCCGTTCAACTTCGTGGGGCCTGCGTACTCAGGAAGATCGACGAACTACTCGGCTCAAAAACTCATCAATTTGTACCTGGAGACGGGAAAAGGTAAGTCCAATCTCCAACTTATCGGTTCTCCAGGTCTTTCTACTCCCCTTGTAGAACTAGGTGACCCGATCAGGGGCTGCAAGAGGATCAGCGACGATGTTTCTGTCGTCGTTTCGGGATCCACGGTCTATCGCGTCAACAGCGACTTCACTACAGCGGTTCGTGGGTTCATCAGTGATGACTCAAGACCTGTGAGGATCGCAACTAACGGCATCGATGTTGTTGTCGCTTCTGCAGGAAATCTCTACGCGATCACCGATGCAGGGTCTGTCTTCCTGAGAACTGCGAGTTCCGTGGATGAGATGGATGGGATCTTTCTCATCACTGAACCAGGAACTGGGAACTTCTTCGTCTCCGATGTCAATTCAACGACCATTGACGCACTGTCATTCTCTGTAGCCAACGGTTCACCAGACAATCTGGTTACGTTACTCGTCGATCACAGAGAGGTATGGCTTTTCGGAACCAACACGATCGAGGTCTGGTACAACTCAGGAGTAGGAGTTCCACCGTTTGCAAGGATCTCCGGAGCGTTCATCGAGACAGGATGTGCTGCAAAAGACTCGGTACAGAAACTGGCGAACACCGTCTTTTGGCTCGGTTCAGACGAAAGAGGCAAAGGAACGGTCTGGTCAGCTCAAGGGTACGTTCCAAAGAAAATCTCTGACCACGCCATCGAGTACCACATCGGTCAGTGGACGACTCTGGATGATGCGGAAGCCTTCGTATACACCCAGGAAGGACACGGCTTCTACGTCCTCACGAGTCCGTCTTCAAAGCAGACTTGGGCGTTCGATGTCACCACTGGTGAGTGGCACCAGAGGGCCTATCTCGAGGCGAACGGAGACTTGAACCGCATCCGTCCAAGGGCTCATATGTTCTTCGCCAACAAGAACATCGTGGGAGATTGGACGAACGGGAATCTCTACGAGTACAGCCTGAACACCTACTCCGACAACGGGAACCCTCTCCCGAGGATCAGGAGTTGTATGACGCTCCAGGAACCAGGAATGCTGAGACAGCGGAACAAGTCCTTCCGTCTCGACATGGATACCGGGGTAGGTCTGACGACAGGTCAGGGTTCAGATCCTCAAGCCATGCTGAGATGGTCAAAAGACGGCGGTAAGACCTGGAGCGCTTCCATCTGGCGTTCCATGGGAAAAATTGGTCACTACGGCTGGAGAACGATGTGGCGCCGGATTGGGGGAGGGGATAGAACCGTCCTCGAGGTGACGATCACCGATCCGATTCCCGTAGCCATGACCGGGGCTGTGTATGGGTAATCCCGTACGTCCATGGGAACCGCCCAACCAGTTCACAGATCTGACAACAGGTGCTTTGACTCGTCGGGCGGACGCTTTCCTGAGGGACTGGTTCCACTTCACCGGAGCCGCGAACGGAAAAGTACCTGTTGGGAGTCTCGGTGGTAACGGAACAGATGCCACGACGTTTCTGAGGGAAGATGGCACTTTCGCAGTGCCAAATTACCCAGTGGGCGCCAATCCAACGGCCCCGCTGGGTCTTTCTATCGTCAACGGATCTGCTCTCACTTGGATGAGAAGCGACGCGGCACCTGCTCTAGACCAAGGAATTGTCCCTACTTGGACGGCACTTCACATCTTCTCCGCAGGGATCCAGGGCACGACGATCAATTTCTCGTCCTCGATTACTGGAGATTCATTGATTGCGGTCAATGGATTTGGCTGTAATGGGAAAACAGCACAGACTGAAGTAACAGTAAATGCGTCGGTGGCGACCACTGCTGCTACCCAGACTCTTCCCTACGGATATTCAACACAGGCGCAGGCTGACAACATCGTGGCTCTGCTGAATCAGATCAGGGCAGCGCTCGTCTCGAATGGGATCCTCGTATGAACTATGAGATCACCAGTTTCAAGGTGGGCTGGGTCCAAAAGTCCAAACCCATCACTCGGGAGTCGATCCTGAATCTACAGGATCGGATGATCGAACGGCTCAGAGCCGCTGGTGAGGTAGTGACTCCTGGGAACACGGACGATAAATGTCCTCTGACCCACCACTTCGCTCCGGGCCTGTACGCGAGGGAGATTTTCATCCCTGCGGGGATTCTCATCATCGGCAAGATCCACCGACATGCCCATGTCAATACGATCTCCAAGGGTCACGTAGTCGTGGCGACTGAGTTCGGGATGATGGAAATGAAGGCTCCCCACTCGTTTATCTCACAGCCAGGGGTAAAAAGGGCCGTTCTAGCCCTAGAAGACACCATCTGGACGACGTATCATCCAACTGATGAAACCGATCTAGACAAGATCGAAGAGTATGTAATCGCTCCTACCTTCGAGGAGTTCGACCGAATGAGGCTCACATGACCTGGGGTTTTGTAGCTGGCTCCGTCGTTTCTCTTGGTGCTGCAGCGATCTCGGCTGATTCTGCTCGATCCGCAGCCAATACCCAGAGTGACGCCGCGAACCGCGCAACCGATCTTCAATGGCAGCAGTACCAACAAAATCGCCAAGACCAGATGCCATGGATGCAGGCTGGCCAACAAGCTCTAGCGAAACTCACCGGACTCCTGAACTCTGGAGACTTGACCAGCAAGTTCGCTCCGAAGGATCTCCAGAACGAACCTGGCTATCAATTTGGTCTGAAGCAAGGTCAGCAGAGTCTGGATTACAGCGGAGCTGCAAGGGGTGCAGGAGGTGCTGCTCTCAAAGCGGCTGCTCAGTACGGTAATGACTACGCAGGCACGAAGTACAACGAAGCCTTCAACAGGTTCCAGACCGAACAACAGAACATCCAGAATCCGCTCTTCCGGCTCGCTGGCCTTGGTTCCACGGCAAACCAACAGGTAGGCATGGCCGGTATGAACTATGCCAACCAGGCAGGTCAGGACTACATCGGTGGAGCTAATGCTCAAGCCGCCGCAGGAGTCGCTCGAGGCAACATCTACGGCAACGCATTGGGCCAGATCGGCGCTCTTGCGAGTAGATATCCGTGGGGCGGAGCGACGACTGACACCGGATATGGAAGTGTCTCAGGAGGGTACGTCGATCCCTACACTGGAATGACGTATAACAATCCCAGCGCATACGGGGGTCCGTGATGCCCGTAGATGTCAGTTTTTACAACCAGAACCCGCTACGGTCGGTATTCGACTATCAGGGTCAGATCGACCGAAATGCACTGAGCAATCAAGCGGTTCAACAGAACGCGCTTGCGTTCCAGGATCGAGCAAGAGCACTTCAGGAATCGAATGCTCTACGGGACTTGATGCGTTCCGGGGTCGATATCACGACTCCCGAAGGATCGATGAAAGCAGCGGCTGTCGCTCCAAACGTTGCTCCTGCGATGGTCAAGACATTGAGTCAGGCTGGACTTGAGAGATCACAGGCTGGTGCTGCACAAGCGAACACAGCAGAGACCAACGTCAAGACGCAGGGTCTTCAGTGGCAGCAGCAGATCGACAAGGCAAACAACGCTGTTAAGGAAATCACGTCGTTCAATACTCCTGAGGACATCGTCTCGAGCATCTTGAAGCACAGCAGTTCTGGTGAACTACCCATCGACAGAGCAACGTCGATGCTTCAGAACCTTCCGAAGAATCCACAGGAATTTGCGGATTGGAAGCAGAAGATGCTGATGCAGACCATGACTGCCAAGCAGCAGTTGGACATGCAGAAGCCGACGATTCAAGTGCGCAACACTGGCGGGTCCACCGATGTACTAGCGATCGATCCGATGACCGGCCAACCAACGGTGACCAACAGCGTTCCCAACACGCAGAGTCCTGAAAGCATCGCACAAGCAGAAACGGCAAGACGTGGGCAGAACATGCAGCAACAGACAGCAAGAGAAGGACATCAGACCCAACTGACCATTGCAGGGATCGGCCCCAATGGCGAGATCGATCAGAACATGGAGAGGACAGCTCAAGCAGTCGCTTCTGGTCAACTTCCACCACCGACCGGGATCGCTTTGCTGAATCCGAAGAATCAACGGATGCTGGGTCGAGTGATGGAGATCAATCCAGAGTACGACTTCAGCAGCGTCACTGCCAAGAAAGCAGCAGCTTCGGCGTTTACTTCCGGATCACAGGGTAACGCGTTGAGGTCCATCTCTACAGCTAATGCACACCTGGATCAACTCGGGACGTTGGTTGATGCATTGAAGAACGGAAACATCCAGGTCATCAATAGAGTGGCCCAGGATTACTCTGCTGCTACCGGTAATCCGGCTCCGACTACCTTTGATGCGGTGAAGAACATCATCGGGCAGGAAGTCGTCAAGGCAATCGTTGCCGGTGGTGGGACTGGCGGAGAACGGGACGAAGCTGCTAAAGCATTCGACAGGGCCAATAGTCCCACTCAGTTGAAAGAGGCGATCGGTCACTATCGAATGGTCATGGGTGCGCAGGAATCAAATCTGCTTGAGCAACGCCGAGCGGCGGGACTTCCAGATTCCACCCTTCCGAAGTACAACAAACCAAGTACAGCAAAGGCCAGTTCTGTTGTTGATTGGTCTACGCTGAAGTAAATGGACGTTCGCCTGCCAGATGGAACTGTTATTCAAGGAGTTCCTGACGGAACGTCCAAGGCTGATCTGACGGCAAAACTCAAGACCAACGGCTACGATACTTCTTCGTGGGAGCCACAGACTCCGAATCCGGTACTTGAAACGATCAAGAACATTCCCGGCAGCGCCCTCAGGTTTGCTGGAGGAATCGGCCATGCGGTGATGCATCCTGTCGATACCGCAAGTGGGGCTTTCGATGCATTGGCTGGAGGATTGCGGAATATCACTCCCGAGCCGATCAGGAACGCACTGGACGTGATCGATCCGAATCAGCAAGCTGGATTGAGGGCCACTCAGACAGCTGATGCCATCGGGCAGTTCTACAAGAACAGGTATGGGGGCTTGGAGAACGTCAAGAACACTGTCATCACTGATCCTGTCGGATTTGCTGGTGACGTTTCTGCTGTCTTAGGGGCCGGTTCTGGTCTTGCGAAGTTGGCAGGAACAGGACTTGGCGCGTTCAGGGCAACTGCTGCTGCAGCACCAGCGCTACAGGGAGCAGCCAACGTCTTAGGTACTGCTTCCGCATACACGAACCCTCTAAGCGTTGTCGTTCCCGCTGCGAAGGCAGTAGGACAAGTAGGAAAGTACGCTTTGGGTCTGACAACTGGCGTCGGTCCTGAAAATGTCGCGCAGGCTGCGAAGTCCGGCTACGCAGGAGATTCTGCGTTCATCAACAACCTGTCTGGTAAATCGGATATGACCGATGTTCTCCAGCAAGCAAAGGAAGGCTTGCAGAATATGAGGGAGACCCGAACAGGTCTCTACAAATCACAGATTGCCACTACTGCTGCCGATACGACCAAGCTCGATTTCGGTCCCATCGATCAGAAACTGGCAGATGTGGTTGATAGTCTCAAGGAAGGAAAACACTGGACGATCGGAAAGTCGGAACTCGGCGACATCAAGAAACTGCAATCGACAGTCGCCGAATGGCGCATCGATGAAGCAGCGCATACTCCGATCGGACTGGACGCTTTGAAGCGTAGGTTGGATGCTTTGTATCCATCTTCGGCCGACAATACTCAGGCACAGCGAGCGATCACGAGCGTCAGAAACGCGGTCAAGGACACGATCGTTGAACAGTCACCACAGTACGCTGAGACGATGGCGAACTATGAATCTGCTCTCGGAGTGGAAAAGGAAATCCAGCGGGCATTGTCTCTTGGAACAAAAGCCTCACAGGACACAGCCATCCGCAAACTACAGTCGCTATCTAGGAACAACGTCAGTACCAATTACGGTAATCGTCTTGGTCTAGCGCAGACTCTGGAGGATCAAGGTGGAGTAAGTCTGCTTCCTTCAATCGCCGGTCAGGCTATGAATTCCTGGACAGCTCGAGGACTAGCAGGACAGGCTGAAAACCTCGGTACGCTAGGTGTTGCCGCATTACACAATCCATTGGCATTGTCGACTTTGCCTCTCCAAAGCCCCAAAGCAGTCGGAGCGACCCTCTACGGGCTAGGAAGTCTTGCGAGACTCGGAAACAGCGGAGCCAACGCGCTCGGGTTGACTGCTGACCAGATTCGCTATGGCGGCCTATTGGCTAGCCAACTAGGAAATCTTCCCGTCGAAGGACAGCGCTAGTAGAGCGATGCAGATGATGAGAACAACTACCATGGATGGAGCATAGCATGACGATGCTCGCTCCCGTCCCAAGATTCGGAGTCACCTTCGTTGATGTGGACGGACTGACGAAGCCGGGCATCGGGTGGAAGCTATACACCTACGCTGCGGCTTCCTCCACTCCGAAAGCAACTTACACCGACATCACTAAAGGTTCATCGAATCAGAACCCGGTGATTATGGATGCTCGAGGTGAGTGCGATCTCTGGCTCGATGGATCGTACAAGTTCATCCTCAAAGATGATCTGGATCAAACAATCTGGACGATCGACGAGATCAGGGACGTTTTCACTGGTCAGACGCTGACCAACACAACATTGGCAGGTACGCTGACCGTCACATCGACAGCGGTTACCTGGTCAGGAAATCCGACGCATTCAGGGAATCACACGTTCTCTGGAAACGTGACTATCAACGGAAACGTCCAACTCGGGAACGCTTCTGGAGACACGTTGAGGATAGATTCCGATGCGATCACCTGGACTAACAATCCGACTCATAGCGGGAATCATACGTTCAGCGGTACTTTGTCGAATGCTCACGGAGAGATCACTGACAGTTTCTATACGCCGACCTTGACGAACGTTGCCAATGTCACGTCGTCTTCATCCTCTGCCACTTTCTATGACAGGAATGGTGCTTCTGTCACTGTCTCCGGAGCGGTTACGGTAGACCCTACAAACACGACCACGTTTACCCAACTCGGGATCAGTTTGCCGATTCCATCGAATCTCGTTGGGAACGACTGCAACGGCTCCGCGTGGAGTCTTCAGGGAAGCGGAACAAGCGTTCTATCTGGATACATCGTAGCGGATACAGTCAACGATAGGGCAGAACTCAACTTCGTGACCACCACTGATGTCGCTAATAGAGGGTGGGGATTCCTCTTCTGGTACCGGATCAACTAGCGGCACAACTCAGGATGAGCAACACAGTCTGGTTTGGTCGGAAGCTGAACGTCATGGCCTTGGACGGCTGGTTCAGGATCTCCGCCACCACAACCGACTAGAAGCAACAGGACTAAGAAAATGGTCTTCATGAATAACTCCTTAGATGGTGCAGCCTGCGTGAAGCAAGCGTTTGGCTGCGATGTAGGCGACATGCGCATCTTCCTTGGTTGCGAATGAGCCTAAGTGAATATGTTTTCCTCTAACCTGTATGCGTGCACGCCAGCGCTTGCCCCAAGGCTGAACGCCGAGCAGTCCGCTTTTGCTATGGCATCGCGGTTTCCTAATGTTCTCGACATTGGTTGTACGGTCAACATCGCGCAGATTGACGATTCTGTTATCTCCACGATTCCCATTGATGTGATCGATCTGTCCACTCGGCATTTCACCGTAGAACATCAACCAAGCGATTCGATGTGCAAGATACCGATGACTGTCGAAGGCGATGCGTCTATATCCGACAAGATTGCCACCAGCGACTACAAAATCAGCACGATCACCGATGGAGTGTCGTTGAGCAAGACGCACCCTTCGATAGAAATGACCTGTATCAGGTTCGTATCTGACGAGTTGTCTAGCACGTTCGGCAGTAGGTTCCATTTGGAAATGATATCATGTCTGGCGTAGTTTTACCAAACGGCAGGAACTACTTCGAGGCAACCGGAGGGGGGCCGGCTGTCGGCTACAAGTTGTACACCTACGTTCCCAATTCGAGCACGCTGAAGGACACGTACACCACCGCTCTAGGAAATGTCGCTAATCAGAATCCAGTAGTGATGGATTCGCGGGGTGAGGCTGCGATCTATTGGGTTGGTGACTATGACGTGACTCTCAAGACGGATGTTGATGTCACGGTTTGGGGGCCAGAGAGGCTGAATCAACCTGAGACAGCAGGAACAGCGGCAATTATCCTAACTGACCTAGCTGACTTTGCAGACGCAGCAAAAGGTGATGCGCTAATAGGCGTCAGGTCCACACTGAGTGGTGGGTTTGCAAGGACTCAACATGCTAAGAATGCCGATGTCGTTTCTGTGAAGGATTTTGGAGCTGTAGGAGATGACTCGGCAGACGATACAGCTGCTGTGGGCGCTGCGATAGCAGCCGCTGCTGCCTCTTCTGGGACCGTCTACTTTCCTTCTGGAATCTATAAAGTATCCAGTCAGATCGCACAGTCAAATTTCAATGGTTTGGTGCTTCAAGGAGCCGGTGCTTCATTGGAGACGACAGCCGTTAGATACGCTCAAAACACCGTCTTGCGGTTTGACAGTCTATCAGCTGGTGTCGACGCGATGATCTTCTCTGACTTCGTGGGACTCACCATTCGAGACATGGTGATTTCTCACAATCGCGGTGGTTCCGGTGGAGGAAAGACTCTTTATCTCCACACAGCGCATGATTATGTGATTGAGAATGTCAAGGTAGAAACCAAGACTGGAAACACTGGTAAATCGATCGTGCTTGGTGGAGGATCTGGGGTTACCAGTGCCTTTCTAGGATCGCTTCGCAACATCAAAGTTTTTGGAGATGGCGGGACATCTATTGAATCCAATAGCAATACGACTCTAACGTTTCTTAATTGCTATCAAGTAGGCGGTAGATTCTCTTTCAATGCCACGGTGTATTCCACGCTAATCAGTTGTGCGAGCGAATTGTCACCAACATACGGATATACCTTTAGCGGTGGATCCAATATCTCAATCATTTCCTGTGGAGGAGAAGATAATGCAAAAGGTGTGTTTTATTTGTCTACGACCGCCACCAATTATGTCTTGAGTGCTCCTTATGGGGCGTCGAATAATACGAGTGCTGATGCAACGATCGGGGACTTGGTCTACATCGACAGCGCTGGTGGTGCCTGCAACAGTATCACGATCGACAATCCGACCTCCGTATCTCCCAACGCCGCGACCGTTCAGAGTATTTATGCGAATGCGGGGAATGGCTTCGTCGAGGTGCGAAACGTCGATGCAACGCTGCTTCCGAAAGGCATCAACGGAAACGGAACGTGGGTAGCGACGAAGCTGAGTGTCACCGGCACTGGAGAGGTCAGGGATTGGACGCCTGCGCTGGTGAACTGGACGAACGTCGGTTCTCCGACGCTGGTCGGAAAGTACACGCTTAAAGGCAATCTGGTTCATTTCTACTGCATCATCACTCCTGGTACCAGTATCTCTAGCACTAAAGGAACGTCACAGATCACCGGGTTGCCATTCACGACACCACCAGGAGCAATCGCGATGATGGTAGATGGGAACGCAAACAGTTATGGGGCTTGTGCAATGAGCACCATCACAGGAGCAATCTTTCCGCAGACAAGTGGAGTCCTTACCGTTCCAATCACGATATCCGGAACATTCCTACAGGGATAAATCATGAACTTCCTCAAACGCTGCTGGCACGGCTTCCGATACATCTGTACGGGTCATCCGCCACCACCCGTAGTGCCTCCGGCCCCACGGCCGGACTTAGCGGGCCACCCACCTCCTCCTGGCGGACCGTAGGAACCTCGTGGCTGTTTGTTCTCCTGGTATGGGTCTATATGTCGGATTCCCTGTTCGAGGAACCGACTCGCAGATGGGGCGCTGGAGTCTCTGCTTTGGGCTTAGGAATGATGATCCTGACCTGGAAGCAAAGAGGCAGAAGATTTTCGCTTCGGTGGATGATCTGTCTGTGGGGAGCCGTCGAAGGACTGGAGGTGTTCGTATGCCAGGGGTTGTACGTATTCTTTCCGAAACCTGGCACGATGGGGCAATGTAGCGCCTACACAAATCTGCCTCTTTACCAGTGGGGGCTGGTATCGGTGGCTGTTCTGACGTATTGGATCGCGAAAGGGCGACCATGAGTGACATAACAACGGGAGCAGCGGTCGGAGCCCTCACGATCGCCACCCTATCAATCCTGGGAGTGGAGCCTCAATCCGTTGTCTGTGCTGCGATGGGGGCTGGAATTGGAACGACCTGGGCTCCTGAGATGGGGCGTATCCGAGGGGTTGTGATCTTTACCTGTGTTACAGGCCTTTGCGCTATCGGTGGCACGGCGGCTGCTATCCACTGGTCTGATGGTTCCGGGATCTACAGGAATCTCTTCGCAGGAACCCTTGCCACCTTATTTCACCCACTCATAGCGGGTGTGGTGACCAAGCTCCCGGATGTGTTGGACGGGATCCTGCGCAAGTTCGGACTGAAGCAATGAACATGGTATTCCTCCTCCTATCAGTCGCTGCGGTTGTCGGTATCTTCTGCCGACTGAATAAACTCGATATCCGTCAACACAAACTGAGCGTGATCCTGTTTAATGTCGGCATGTTGGGAGCCGTTGGATCAGTCGGAGAACATGCCTGGATCGATGCCTTGGATGTTCAGGACGGATGCATCTTGATGGCGTGTCTAAGTTGGGTGATAGTCTCTTACAAGACCTGGCAATCGGACGTGCCTGAGTACGTGAACAAGTGAACCCGTTTCTAATTTTGAAGAGGATAAACCAAATGTCTGCTGAAATCGACGCGCTCAAGGCTTCTCTGGCGACCCTGACTGCTGAGGTCGCCAACGCGATCACGTTGATCCAGGGTTTCCCGGCAAGGATTGCTGCTGCTGTGGCTGCTGCTGAGAATGGCCCTGCTCTTGCTGAACTGACAACTGAAATCAATGCGACTGCAAACACCTTGGCGGCTGCTGTTGCGGCTGCAAGTTAGTGGAATCAGACGAATTCCAACTGACGTGGTCGCCTGACACGGTGGCCGAACTAAGGTTCAGGCTTACCCTTCGACTAGCGCCGAATTACATGTCACTCACTACGGGAGACGCAACTTCTGACGCTGTCAATGCGGCCAATAGGTTGAAAGCGGCTGTAGATGCTGTCATTGCGATCTGTCCTCCGGTGAAAGCATGAGATGTCCGATGGCTGGGCAATCTGGTATGGACGCGAGTTGAAGTGCTTTTCCTTCGACTACGCCCGCGCTCTACAGATGGCCCGTGATCTCCATGGAATCATTCACGCAATGGTGTACGAAATGACGAGAGACGATCTCAAATCCGCTCTAGATGACACCAACGTCCAGGCGATGATTACCGTCATACGTACCGGAGAAGGAACACTAGGTGACGATGGGTTCCGCAAACTCTTTGGCGGAGAGTTGTTCACTTCATTCGCAGCCCATCCGCACAAACTCGTCAACCTCAGCGGGTATTCAAGCACTGCTGCGGGAGCTGGGCAGTTCCTATCCAAGACTTGGGATCACCTCGTCGAGGAATACGGATTTCCTGACTTTAGCCCTGAGTGTCAACTCGAGGGGATCGTCGCTCTCATCGCTGGCCGTGGAGCCTTGGACGATGTGAAAACCGGGAATCTTCAGGAAGCGATCAGGAAATGTAATAAGGAATGGGCATCCCTGCCTGAGTCACCCTACGGGCAACCCGTGAGAACGATGGCGCAGGCTGAGAAGACGTTCACGGATCATGGCGGGACTCTCGCGTGAATGGTGCCCAGAGCAGGATTCGAACCCGCAGTCTCCGACTTCTAAGGACGGCGCGTTTGCCATTTTCGCCATCTGGGCTTGGTTGCGGTACCCCGGAGTTGAACCGGGTATCTCTGGCTTATGAGGCCAGCGGATTGCCGTCTTCCCCGTCCGCGTCAGATGGTCAGAGTCGTAAGATGGTCTGGGTGGCGAGATTCGAACTCGCGGCCTCCTGCTTCCAAGGCAGGCCGTCTACCGGGCTGACAATACACCCAGAGATGGTAGGTCGCGGTCGATTCATGAGCACATTATAGTGAACCCGCTCCTCCTGCTCAAGTACCTGCCCTACATTGCGGTTGCTGTTTTTGCTGCGGCGCTCATCTGGTACATATCCCACCTCAAATCGCAGAACCAGGCCATAACACAGCAATTGCTCACAGAGCGAGAGATTTACGCTTCCCAGCGATCAAAGGCAGCAGAAGAAGCAGCGAGTGCTTCAGAAGCCTACAGGGCCAAAGAACACGACTGGGCTGCATCAGCGGTGAAGATTCAACAGGACGGAGAGGCCAAACATGCTGAAGTTGTTGCTGATGCTGATCGGGCTCGCAAGTCTGCTGGGAGCCTGCGCGCAGCCCTCGATATCGCCACTAAGGCAATCCGTAGTGGCGCCCCCTCAAGTTCCACCTCTGCCGCAGATTGCACGCCAGCCTTTAAGACCGCCGATCTGCTCTCCGAGTTGCTCAAGCGCGCTAGTGACAGAGCAACAGCGCTGGCAGGATATGCTGATGACGCTTCAGTTGCCGGACAAGCCTGCGAGCGCTCCTACGAAGCCTTGACGCGATAGCATTCAGGACAAAGATCGTGGTTCAGAGCGCGGTCTTTCTCGTGGAACCAACCTAGTTTCTCTGCCTCTTCCAAGAACTCTCTGCTCATCGACCAGTGTGGAATGCGGTCCTTGAACACTTGTTCCATCCCGAGCGTTTTCCCGCATTGGTTGCATTGAAGGCACAGGCTCGTCACGAGTGCGACTCCGGGTTGCGCGGCTAGTGCCTGTACGGCAGAGATTTCCTGGCTCTCTCCGATTCTTCAGGAGTAGGGGCTACCTCGCTCGGGCACTTGTTAGCGTTGTGCTCTATCAGGTCCGAGTGTTTGTAGACCCTCCAGAACCGCTTGTTCTCTGTGACGTATCCACAGACGACGATGTTCTGCTCGGGGATCTCAGTAGGGCCCAAGCCGTCTGACTGAGCGAGCGCGGCGAGCATGAGGGCTAGCATGTCTTCCCCTCTACGATTGCACGAGCAGCGGCCCAGGCGGATTCAACGCGAGCGCTGGTGATGCCGTACAGCATCTCTCTCTTATATTCGTCAGCGGCGGATACCAACTCCCTCAGCGCCTGCTCTGCCCGCTGTGCTCGAGCTTCGGCGGCTACGAGGTCGGAGCGGAGTGTCAAGAAATCACCATAGGAGACGAAGCCACCATTTGGATGCGCATCGACAATGCCGGTCCAGCGCGCCACTGTCTTAACCTCGGTGCTCATGTCCGATCCTTTTGTTCATCTGATCGAGGCTGCGTTGTGGCACCGCTGCGTGCCAACAGAGCAAACGCAACCAGACCAGCTGCTGTAGCTTGATCCTCTGGCGATTCACCAGATTCACGGATCATGGCGAGCGCTTCCGCAAAGAGTTTCTCAAGCGAAGGCTCAGTCAGATTCACATCAGGCATTTGGAGTCTCCCCTATGCTTGCAGCAGCGCGGACGACCTCGACAAGCGGAGCATCCTCGACGATGGCGATTAGGTGCTGTTCCTCATCGCGCCGCAGTTCTTCGATCACATCCCACACTTCCTGCATCGAATTGGCCGCGTAGCGATACTCAAAGCGCTGGACCTCTGTCTCCGAGATACCGGGCGCCTTGACTGTCTTGCCATCGCGTTCAACCACTACCCTGAACAGCTTCATTTCGGAGTCTCCGATTGGGGTGATGCAGCGAGCACTGCCCGAGCAAATGCAATCTTGTCTGCATCAGCGAGCGGCAGTTCTGGCATTGGCTCTCCGACATGCGTATCCCACAGGTGCAGGATTCGCGCATCAGTCAGAGGCTCCGGTGCCCTTTGTGCTTGTGCGGCGAGCCAGCCTTCCCATAGCAGATTCACCTCAAGCGACACGTAGAAATCATCCTTCCGGCGCGCCATGGACAGGCCATATCTAGTCTGACCGAATTGCTTCTCGAACGCAGCCCTTTGTTCCACGTCACTCATTTTGGCTCCTGTGCCTTGCACTTAAGGCAGATTCCGTTGTGATGCCAAGTAGCACCCGGTGCGCACTTGGGACAGAGCATGGTTCGCACTTCGCCGATCAGCCGATTGATGCACTTCGTGTCCGGCTCGACAAATGCTCGACACTGCCCAGGATCACAGTCGCACGGATTGTTCGCGTGCAGATCGACGCTCACGCTTGTTCCCCTTGGGTCATGGCTCACTCCTGCGGAGCTTTCGTTTCATCTGACCGAGCGCTATCGGCGAGACCGCTGCGCGTTTCCCAATCGGCATCCTCGAACGGCACCTCGACAAGCGCGTGGCCGCAGTAGCAGCAGAACTGCATGCTGTTTTCTTTGGGTCCGCCGTCGTTGAGCACGAACATATGCTTGCACGTCGTGGCCCAAGTGTCCGATTCCTCATCGCCGTCTTGCACCCATTCGCAAATCGGTGATGGCGTAGGCGCCTGCATGCCTTGAAGCGCGGTCGGATTGCTCAGCGCAGCAAGCTCTTTGCGAACGTGCTCTGCCCCATCTGGTCCAAGGCCCAACCACTGGTCGATGAGTAGAAACGCCAGTTCCTGCGCATTCGGCATCGCATCAATTGCTGCGTGGAGTGTGGCGCGGGCTTCGCGGCGAGCCTTCAATGCGGTAACAACTTCCGTCGGCTCTGAGAGGCCGAGCCATTCGGCGTTATCAGCGAACTCATCCGCCAGCCGCTTGATTTCCTCGCGTGTCATGGCTTCTCCCCTGTTGGGGTCGCTAGCTTCGATGAGGCAGGAACTGCATCCTGTTTTATCGCATCGATGATTGCATCGAGTTCCCTGTCTGGTTCGATGCGGTGTTTGAAGCATGCCCAGATGCCGGGTTGGCCCTTTGCGTTGACGCGGTACAGGGTTGCGTATGGCGCTCTCGCATCGCATTTGAAGCACTTCATTTCGCCCCTCCTGTTGGGGCCGATGAGCCCAAACCGGCTTTGTAGCCGTCGATCGCATCGCAGACCAGATTCGTCAGCGGCTCAGGCAATGGCTGGCGGGTGGCGAGGGCAGCCAATCGATCAACATCGCAAAGCGGGCAGGTGCACTTGTCGCCAAGTGAAAGCATCTTGCACTTTCCTGGCGCATGCTCTCGAATGAACGCCAATAGACGCGCACGCGGCAACTCCGGTGCATCTGGTGTCGAATTCATGTTGGTTTCCTTGTTTCATCCTACCGAGCGTTGTGGTCAAACCGCTGCGTGTTCCACGAACTTCACGTTGTGCTCAGCGCCGAACGCCTCGATCAGGGTCAGCAGATCATTCATCTCGCGCACGCTCATCACGCTGGTGCTTTGGCCTAGAACTACGAAACCTCCGTCTATCCCAGGGACGACTTCCTGCTTCTTCAAAGCTGCCGAGAACACGAACTTCCACTCGACCGGCGTTAGCTTCCTGCCGTGCCAGATCACCTGATCTGATACGTCTTGCAGCGATGCCCAGAGCCTGGCGTTCTGCTCGAGCGAGCGGGTCTTGGGCTTGATCTGCACAATGTAGCCTTCTGGCGCGTCCATGACAGCGCTTGCAGCGTTCCTGCGCGCTTCCCGGTGGCTTAGGATGTAAGTGGCTCTCATTCTTCGTCAGGCCCATAGTGGACAACCTTGGGCGGAACGTCATCAGTCAGCCATGCGTGATATCCGTACCATTTGCCGCGACTCCATGGACCAACCTGTTCCGGTGTTTTTGGTGTTGGTCGCGTGAGCGGAACATGACCGTCTTCTATGTGGTTGAAATCTTCCATATCTGGATCGGGTACAGCGCGATACCATTCCGTAATGGGTTTCACGAAACCACCTTGTTCTGCTGCATCAGCCTGCGCACGGCTATCACTTGATCTTCCTGCAATTGAGCCATCCATCAGATGCCGCAATGGTTAGCATGCGAACGATGTATTCGTCCTCTATCACATCCCTCTCTTCCTTGGTGCAGTCTAGGCACTGATCGTTCGTCGTATGACACCCAACTCGACCATCCCTGTCAGCGCAGAGAGGGAAACTGAATTCATCAGATGCCTTGATCCCACGTCCATGCCCGTACTTTGCTTGATTGCTGTGGGCGCATTGAGAATAGCCAGCGATGCCACATCCAAAGCACGGATGCCTAGCCACGTACCGCCTATAGGACGGAGAGCGGATGTAGTTGAACTTGGCCCTTGAGATGTGGGCGCGCTCACTGGGCTTTAGAGAATTATTCACTGTTCCACTCTGCGTGCGCGAAGGCTTTGATACAGGCTCTGAGGGATGAATGGGGTTTCAGGATCATCCACAAGACCATCTTTTCATGGTCGTCCGTGATGCCCCTGACTTCTTCGTAAGCGCCCCATTCGTTGTCCTCGTGATACTTCTGGAGAGCTGCTCCTGCGGTTTGTCTGACGATCCTGTATCTGTCAAAGGTCAGCCCCCCGTATTGGGGCCACTCAAGAGGATCGTCAGGCAGTTCCATCAGAAAGGCGGCTCTTCTTCGTCAGGAGGCGCCGGACGCGGATCTGGGCTTCCAATAGCCGGCTTTTGAGGCTTCGGCTTCTTGGGCCCGCGAACGCGAACCCCACCGACCAGCTTGCCAGCGAAAGAGACGTTGGGATCGTGGTACAGGACGATCTGCTTGCCGATCCAGTCGTCGGTATCCTGGCTTCCGAAGGCAATCGCTGCGAGTTGGAGGTTCGTGGTGTTCATCACCAGACCTTTCTCCGCGTCTCGGAAGTACATCACCCACTTGTTGTCCTCGGGCTGGTTGTCTTTGGCGACGTTCTCTTCCTCGAAACGGTCGATCGTCAACATCGTGGGTTCGTCAACGTCTTCCTTCTTGAAGTACTTGCCTGACATCATTTGAGAGATTTTCATGTCTGTCTGTTCCAGTTGAGTTCGCTGCCATTCACCGTTGGCATGCATGACGGTTTCGTATTCCTGTTGACAACCTGATGTCTGATACCACTGAAGAAACGACATATGAGGTAGCAACGTTTTGGGAGAGGGGGTACGCCCGCTAGGCTGAGGGCGATTCGTGTGTTCGGCGCGTTGATGACGAAGGAATCAAACAGCCGAAGTTAGTGTAAGTGCGCATTTTCACGAAACCTTGAGAATGAGAATTACTCCAGACGAACGGTCACTTGCACTAGACGAGCGGTCGTTTTTGCGTTGCTTTTCTGTCTCTCAGCACTTGACAGATTTTGGCCCTATAGACAACGCGGTATTTGTAAGGGTGGTCGCCTATCTGAATCCATCGAGGGCGAAGCACCAGATACATTGCCGATGGTTCGCGCGCCTCGATCACTCATCAACCTCTTGCGAACTACAATCGTGCTCCATCTCTTCCACTGTTGGCAGTTTGTCGTCTAGCGAATACCAGTGCACGAGCCGGACCTGCTGGTATTCCTTGTGATCCAGCGGTGATTTGGCAAATCGCTCGTGAGGCTCCAAAGGCTCTTTGTTAAACCCTTCGTGCACCTCAAGTCGGTTCGTGTCGAGGTCTATGACGTAGGCCCACTCACACATCAGCGAGTCACCAGCAAAGTCAATGGAGTTCTTGAGCTTGATGCCGGCCGGCTGGTTGAGAACGTATGAAAGGATGTCAGCACCAGCATCACGATTGAGCCACGGGTAATCTTTCTGCCAATTGATAGATTCGCGCTTGAAACGCTCACTTTCGGCTTCCAGTTCTTCTTGGCTGTAGAACTGCGCTGCACGCAACTTCGCCAAGAATTGCTCTCGGTTCAGATCATCTAGGAAGCTCAACACTTTGGCGCCTTGCACGCTCGGATATCCGTCCCATTGCCCATATTGAGCGATACGGTATTGGCCGTCGAGTTGAACAGCGATCAAATGACGTGTGCCCATATGTTCTCCGAATGCAGCGGTGTAGAGAAAAGACGCTCGGTCAAATTGCACAGATCACTCATCTGCGCCACCCGAAGAACATGAGCACACGTCTCCACCAGGGGATAGAAGCCACCTGGATGATGCAGGTAGCAAGCCATTTGTCCGGGTGATCCCGATACGCTCGGTGGTCCACGGAGGGCCGCTGCACCGCTTTGAGCGAAGGATCGGTAGGATTGCTCATAGAACCACAATCGCAACAACAAGTAGACCCACCAAACAAACATAGGGGATCAGGCGCCAGCCGAGTTCGGTCATATCAGAATCCATTGCGACGATCAATCTCAGCAGACCTCGGAAACTCCCGCCTCTCGGCTTCGCGTTCTTCACGAGCATCCATGTCGTCGTGCCGAGCTTTCTTGAAGCCTTCGCGGTAGGCGTCGCTGTCTGCGTATTCCAGATCGAAGGAGGGCCAGTCACGGCGCCCCTGGTATCGCTCCGCAGCGGCCACGAAGGCGGGATCGACATTCGGGCCTAGAAGTTGTGAGAGGTTCATCGTTTCCTCGCTAGTCAAGTGTGTGCCCAGCATCCACCCATTCCTGCATCGTCATCGGCTTCGATGGCATCTCACACGGCGTGATCTGGATGCAGAAGTACCGATCTGCGTAGTTCCGCAGGCTCATCGCCACGGCTTCGCGCAGGGTGGGGATCTCAGTGTCTCCTCGGTAGCTGCACTCGAACTGCAAACCCTCAGCGGTGAAGGCTTGGAGTTTGTAGCCACGCGCTGCGGCCAGATTTTGCAGTTCAGTGAGGATTTTCACGTTCTCTCCTAATTGATGCCGGTTACCTAATCCGGCTCTGACCTATCGCGTCAGAGGCCTGTGTTGAACGCGACGTATGGCATGCCGCCCGGCAAAACAGACCACAGGTCGCGCGGCAGCGGGTACGATGCCATGCCAGCAGCGATGCCGAGAACGACCAAGGCTTCCATTGTTGGATGTTCGCCCCATTGATTCCCGTCGCGATCCACACACAGATTCAGGAACGACATGCCCCCGCCTTTGCCGGCCTGGAACTCGTCAGGCATCTCGGCCAGCAGTGCGCGGATTTCGTCTTTGTGCTCTGTGATCTTGGTCGGCGAGAAACCGAACGTGCGGACGATGCCTTGCACGATCTGCGCACCGGATTTCTCTCCGTTGAGGCATTGCTCAACCAACGCATAGACTTTGGCGGATTTGTCTTGCATCATCTGTCTCTCCGGTTGCGATGGGTGTACTGTGCCTAATGGCGCGACACCTGTCAAGCATCTTTTGCAATACCCGACACGTTAACTGTGCCATTGTGCACGCTTGACAACCGCTACGCCATTAGGCATGATAGAGCAATGATGACCTATAAGCAACTCCAGAAAGCGGTGCGGGACTTGCCGAACATCAGCGAGTTCTGCGCAAAGCACAAGCTCCCGCTACGAACGGTAATGCGGGTCAAGGCTGGCGGCTTCCCAAGGCTCGGCACGATGATCCAGCTTGAAGCAGCGCTAGCCGCAGAGGGCAAGGCATGATCGTCAATTGCGCTCAATGCGGAGCCGAGTGCGACCGCAAGCCTGGTGATGTGATCCGCGCGAGGAAAGAAGGCCGCTCGCACTTCTGCTCTAAAGCGTGCTCATCTATCGGGGCTATCCGTCGATCAAAGATGGGCAATGCGGTCTATGAACTAGCGTCCAGAGAATGCGGAACGAACTGCGTAGAAGCCGTGAGCAAGGGCTTTCGCAGGATCAGCGTCAATGAAATCCTCATCGGCTGGCACAGACGGGGAATCGTGGTTCGTGCTGAATCTCACACTTCCGGGCCGTGTGCCATCGCATATCAGTATTTCCTCAGTCAGAAGCACAAGGATGCCTGGGAAGCGCTGCCTCTGGCAGATCGACCGAATGCCGCTCGCAAGCGCAAGCACTTCAAAGAGCCCAAGATTCGCAAGCCGAAAGTTCTGAAACTCAAACCCCTACCGAGCGGAAACAGGATTCAGCTATCTACGTGGGCCCGAGCGCCGCTGGTCGGCAGCATCCACGCCAAGAAGACGGTTGTCCGCCAGCAAGGAATCAGCTTGGGCTACGACGAGCGATACCAGATCAGCCCAGAAGCGGCTGCGGCATTCGAGGGTGAGTTTTCAAAGCTAGGCCCAGGAAGGTACGTCAAGTGAAGAAGATCATTTCACTATTCCAGCGCAACTATGATGGCGATCGTCTGGTGCGCAACGAAGTGGTGCCAGGTGCTGAGTGGGTGCTTCATGGCGAAGGCATTGCTACGCAGAAATATGACGGCACCTGCTGCATGATTCGTGGCGGCAAGTTGTTCAAGCGCTTCGATGCCAAGAAAGGCAAGACTCCTCCGGAAAGCTTTGAAGCCGCTCAGGAACCTGATCCAGTCACTGGACACTGGCCCGGTTGGATGCCAGTTGGAGACGGTCCTGAAGATCGCTGGCACAGAGAAGCCGTGGATTCATCTCTTGAGGACGGAACCTACGAATTATGCGGGCCGAAGGTCCAAGGTAATCCCGAGGGCTTCGGAAAGCATACGCTGATCCCACATGGGGCCATCAAGTATCCAGGCGCTCCGCGTGAGTTCTTCGGGCTCAAGGAATGGCTACGCCACGCTGAGATCGAAGGACTTGTCTTTCATCATCCAGACGGCCGTATGGTCAAGATCAAAGCCAAAGACTTCGGGTTCAAGAGGGAGTGGAAGCAACTGAGGGGCGAGCGGTGAACCCGGTCATCATCGGCAACGCCACGCGCATCTATGCTTTGTGCGAGTTTCCGAGCATGGTGCCGCGGTACGTTGGAAAGACGATTCAGCCGTTGCGACTTCGGCTTGCGGCTCACCTTAGGATGGCGCGGAGCGCGCCACGTTTGCCGGTTGCTAGGTGGCTGGCGAAGCGGGAGCGAGAAGGGCGCCAGGTTTGCATCAAGTGGCTCGAAACGACTGGAGATGATTGGCAGGCGCGCGAGCGGCACTGGATCGACGTGCACCGCCAAGACGGCGCCGAGTTGCTAAACCTCACGAGTGGCGGAGAGGGGCTGCCTGGGCACAGGTTCAGCGACGAACACAAAGCCAAGATCGCGGCCGCGCTGCGCACGGGCGGTACTTTCGCGTGCATTCTGTGCGGGGCGACATTTTGGCGCAAGGCGCACGAGATTCGCAAGGGGCACAACAAGTTCTGTAGCCACAAGTGCGCGAACGTGCACCAGCAGGAGGTGCGCCGTGCAGCCGCATAAGGTCACTATCGGGAACGCTGAACTCTGGCTCGGAGATTGCTTAGACGTGCTTCCGACGCTGCCGAAGGTGGATGCGGTGATTACTGATCCGCCTTATGGGATGGCCTTTCGGTCCAATTATAGGCTGCAGCGCCATGACGCCATCGAAAACGACCAAGGTATCGGCCACCTGCTGGCGGCGTGTGAGCTTGAGGCAGCGCATTCAAAGTACATCTTCTGCAGGTGGGACAACCTAGCGGACGCCCCAAAGCCAAAAAGCCTCATTACCTGGGTGAAGAACAACTGGTCAATGGGCGACCTGAACCATGAACACGCCAGGCAAACAGAGGTCGCGCTGTTCTACCCCGGCCCAGAGCATGACTTCCCATCTGGCAGACCGACCGATGTAATCGACTGTGCCCGGACCGGCAACGATTGGCATCCAACCGAAAAGCCGGTTCATCTCATGGCGTCGTTCGTGAAGTGGACGCGCGGCGTCGTGTGTGATCCGTTCATGGGCAGCGGCACCACCGGAGTCGCGGCGATCCAGTGCGGGCGATCGTTCATCGGAATCGAGATCGAGCCCAAGTATTTCGATATTGCTTGCCGCCGCATAGAACAAGCCCAAGCCCAGGGCAAGCTGTTTGAGCCGGAACATACTGCACCGCAGCAACTGGATCTGACATGACCCAAGGCCGCCGCATCATCGCCCACCTCAAGCGCCGCCCCATGACCTACATGCAGATGCTGATGCTTGGGATATCTACCTGCCCTCAGAAGAGAGTTACTGAAACTCTTAGGGAAGATGAGCACCTGTTCAAGCGCAAGAATGCGCGGGGCTTGACAACGTGGTTCATAACCCGATGAGCAATCCTACCGAGCGCATGTTTGATCCGCACCATGCTCAATGGTGGAATGCTGCGCCTGATCGGATGTTCGAGGCCTATTACATGACGCTGCGTGTCCATTACGAGATGCCTGCGATTGAGGCATTCAGGTATGCCAAAGAGCATGGGCACAAGGTTGGTGTAGGCGTGCCTGGTGGCATCATCGGATTGATGAAGCGCGAACTGAGGATTGGTGAGTGAATGAGTTGGCTCTTTTCGCGGGCGCTGGTGGAGGCATCCTCGGAGGAAAACTCCTCGGATGGACAACCGTCTGCGCAGTCGAGATCGAACCCTACGCCGCAAGCATTCTTGTCGCCAGACAGAATGACGGACTTCTCCCGCCTTTCCCGATTTGGGATGACGTTCGAACCTTTGACGGAAAACCTTGGAGAGGTCGTGTTGACGTGGTGTCTGGTGGATTCCCTTGCCAGGACATCAGCATTGCAGGCAAAGGAACCGGCATCAATGGCGAGCGATCTGGACTCTGGTCGCACATGGCGCGAATTGTGGGCGAGATACAACCCAGATACGTCTTCGTGGAAAACTCTCCAATGCTCGTTATTCGCGGACTTGGAAGAGTTGTCTCCGACATGGCCGCGCTCGGGTATGGTTGTCGATGGGGAGTGTTGGGCGCTGCCGATGTTGGCGCAAGACACCAGCGAGACAGACTCTGGATTGTGGCCCACTCCAACGAAGTTCGACGCGCATACCCCCTCCATGATGCCGAGAAATGGGGACACGACGAGACTGGATGTTCATGGGAAGGCGCGCAAGGTGCTTGCGGATGGCCGGACAGCTTCGATGGGACTTTCCCGCTTGGTTATCTATCTGACCAAGAGATTTCCGACAGCGATGTTGTTCGAGAACATCATGCTGTGGCCGACTGGGTGGACAGGGTTAGCACCATTGGGAATGGACAAGTCCCATTGTGCGCCGCAACAGCATGGCACCTATTGACAAAGGTCCCGTAATGCGTTCCAATTCTTCGGTCAGCGTGGTGGCGCAGACGCAAGAGGCCCTAGGCTTCTGCTTCAACCCCTTAGGTGGGGAACGTGCCACCACACGGAAGCAGAGACCTAGGGCCTTTGCTTTGAGTCGGTTTTGTGGTGCTCGTGGCCATACGCATCGAAGTCCCGCTATTTGGGCTCCTCTACAGAGGTCGGTGCCGTGGTTGCTGGCTGTAGACGGCAGAAGTTGGCGGCACAGAGCCGATCAACGAAGCGCGGGCACCACAAAGCCGATCCCTGACCCTCAGGGCGGGTGCTTTGAGTGTTTTTATGATGTGCAAGTTGGCCGAGCAGTAAGGCCCCGACGGGAATTCGCTGGTGGCGGAACCAGCACTTGCGCATCTTCAAAACACTCAAAGCAGAGCAGATGGGCCTGTATGGGCTGCACCCAAGAAACACAGGGCTACGAAGACCATCGGGAGCCTTTCTGAACTCGGTGCAGGTATCAGGTCAACCGGTAGCCTCGAAAGTGACTGGGAATTGCGAGGCAGGGAATGAATGCACCCCGCATGGAACTTGGGTGGGAAGAGGCAGAAGAACTCCCCCGCCGGAGCGTGAACCCCACGGGTCACCCGGGCAGTCTTTTCTCTGAAGGATGGTGCAATGCAGCAGCGTTATGCACAGTGGCTCCAAGAAGAAGCATGGGAAGCCTTCAAAGAAATGCGAAAGCTCAAGGGCCAAAGAGCCCCATTCACGCAAAGGGCCGAATCTCTAGTTCTGAAGCGGCTAGAGGAATTCCACCGCCAAGGCTATGACACTGGCTGGATACTGGAGGATGCAGTCATCAACGGCTGGAGTTCGGTCTACGTGAACAACAGGACCCCAATGCGGGATTTGTCCACAGGCGAGAAGCAGAGCGCAGCCAAGATCATACAAATGGCCTCAGGAGCAGTGAAGCGATGAAAACGCTTGGTCAAATTGCTTACGAGGGTGCTCACCCAACCGACTACTCCTTCGACATGGAGGGAGCCCGCATACGTATGCAATGGGAATCAGCCGCCCAAGCAGTAAGAGCCGCGGTCATCGAGGAATGCGCAGAGATCATTGACGATCTACAGCTGGACCCACACGTCACGAATCCCTGCATGGAAGCCATCAGGAGCCTGAAATGATCTACTGGTCCGACAGCGAACTACGCCAGGGCCGAGACGATCCCAGGCCGTACCACCTCGCAGGCTGGGCATGTGTCGGCGTGGCTGCAATCGCCGTTTCAGCCATTGTGACGCTGCTGATACTGACGTACCTGGCGATGCACTTTCCGGAGTTGTGGTGAGATACGCCAACAGAACAGACGCCAACCATGCTGCAGTGCGGGATGGACTCAGAGACAAAGGTTATGACGTGCTGGATCTCTCAGACGTAGGAAACGGCATTCCAGACCTCTGTGTAGCTCACCCATTCGGCCTTGAGCCATTATTCCTGGAAGTGAAAGACGGCAACAAGCCTCCCAGTGCCCGTAGATTGACCCAGGACGAAGAAACATGGGCTAGGTACTGTGGAGCTATCACACAGACCGTTCTGACGCTCCAGGAGGCTTTAATCGCTTGCGAGCGTTTCTCTCCGGGTGTTGATATTGACGCGGTGCACAAGGATCGATGATGGCTACAGTGAGCAAGGAACTGACGCAGCGATTCATGGATCAGTATGTATGGGGAAAGCTGGAGATGACGGACAAGCAAAGGATCGCTGCACTGCGTAAAGCACTCAAGCTTGCGATGGAGTATTGGCGGTCGTGGGAAGAAGGATTTGATGAGGAACGCGGAAAGTCGTGCTCGTTGGACGTTCCTGGGCATCATGGCAACGATGATTGGCTGCGTTGTCAACAGGCCTTGAAAAATAGCTCATCGTGAGGCAAAATACCCTTATGTCTCGTAAACCAGTCTCAAAGACAAACGCTCGCGCAGTTGGTAACAGTGTGCGCTACGGGAAATAGCAGGGCCTCCGATCGGGGCCCTGCGGCTTTTCAGGAGTAGTCATGGCAAAGAAAGCGCCGGCCAAGAAATCCTCAATGCCCAGCAAGATGCCAGGCAAAGGCTGCAAGTGATGGCCAAGGTCAAAACCACGGGTTCCTTTCAAGGAAAAAGCAACAAACTCGGCTTCGGAGGCCGCGCAGCCCAACTCAAAGCCCAAGGCGTCCCAGGTGGCGTCATCGGCAACCTCGCTCGCCAAGCCGGCGCAGCTCCAGGTGGCCCGAACTACCACGGCAAGAAGAAGAAATGACAGAGCAACGTCTCCCGAGCTTTGAAATCCTGCAGGTAGCCAATGGCTTCTTAGTCAATCCAGTAGCCAACGTGAACCAAGGCAACTACTGGATGCAAAGCGACGTCCAAGTCTTCAACACCTGGCCAGAAGCCAGTAAATGGCTAGGCGACCAGTTCCGCGCAAAGACCGAATGACAGCAGACTGTCAGTAGGACATACCCTCAAAACATTGCCAAAACTCTTGACAAAGACGACACTAAATAAGCTCTGTAGGACGCAGTAGCCTGCGAGTGGCAAAGGGACCCTATGGCAATCAGCCAGAAACAGCGCGAGACAGTCCTAACTGAACTCAAGAGAGGCGAAAGCCTGCGCAAAGCCTGCGAAGCTGCAGATATCCCAGAACCCAGTTCAGTGATCCAGGCTACTCAAAGTGATGATGAGTTCGCATCACACTACGCGCGCGCACGCGAGATAGGCTGGTCGATGCACGCAGACCGCATCCGTGAGACAGCAGCTGACCCAAACATCCCAGCAGACCACAAGCGCATCATGGTAGACACAGACAAGTGGATGCTGAGCAAGATGCTCCCCAAGATCTACGGAGACAGGCTCAACCTCGAGCACTCAGGGAAAGTGCAGACAGAACAAGCACTTACCGATGCTGAGTTAGCTGCAATCGCTGCCAAGGGCAAGTAGGGGGGGGCCTTGGTGGGGGTGGGGGCCGTGCTTGATTGAGAGGGTGGTCAGCCCCTAATTCAGAGCAGAATTAGCCATGGCACCTCTGTGTAAGTTGTGCAAGACGCGGCATTACGGCAGTGAAATTGCTGTGTGTAGGAGGGCTATGGCCGAGTTGAGGCTAGCGAACCAGTTGTCTGCACAGGTTGTTTTGGTGGATCAAACGAGAGAAACTAGGTCAGGAACGGTGGTTCACGCTGGTGGTTCACGGGAAGAAGTGGTGGTTCACAAGAGCAAGCATGGGGTTCACTTGAAGACTGAAGAGCGCAAGGCGTACCGGCGTGAGTGGATGCGCAAACGCAGGATGAAATGAAGATCTGCATCTACTGCAATCTGGACCACATGGGGTGGGTTTCCTGCCGGAACGCGAGGCGGGAAAACGAGGAACGCAAGGCAGCTTTGTTGAGTCCCAAAATTTCTCCGTTAGTAATTAGTGATGAAGTGCAGCAAAATTCCACAGTACGGAGCAAGGGTGAGGCTCAAAGCCAGCGTATGAAGGAATACTGGGCCCGTCGTAAGGCTCAGGTGTGACACCTTCCCAAGCGGCCAGGGAGTTGCTAGCTAGAAGGAGCGCGCGTTCCTCGCTGGCTTCCTGGTTGGAGTATAGGAAAGCCCCGTTCAAACCTGCTTTACATCAGCAGTTGCTGATTTCGGAACTGGAGTCGGTCGAGGTTGGAAACACCAAAAACCTGATGGTGTGCATGCCTCCCGGATCAGCCAAATCCACCTACGGATCTGTAGAGTTCCCTGCCTGGTACATGGGCCGGAATCCCAAGAATCTCGTTATCGGGTGTGCGAACACCGATGAACTGGCGGAGGTTTTCTCCAGGAGATGTCGGAACATCGTCGATACCCCTGAATTCAGGGCGGTTTTCGAGGTTTCTCCGAGTGATAGGTGGGCCACCGGAAATTGGGTCACTTCGACGGGGGGGGAATACTTCGCTGCCGGGGTGGGGGCTGCGATCGCAGGAAGACGGGGAGATCTGGGACTCATCGACGATCCTGTGAAGAGCAGAGAGGATGCTGATTCCGAGCGATCCAGGAATTCCAAGTGGGAGTGGTATGTCAATGATTTTCTTACCAGGCTAAAGCCCAATGCCAGGAAGATCCTCATCATGACCCGTTGGCATGAAGATGATCTTGGAGGCAGGATTCTCGAGCGGGAAAGTAAAGACTGGAAGGTCATCACCATCCCGATGGAAGCTGTAGATAACGATCCTCTCGGGAGAGAACCCGGGGATCGGTTGTGGCCTGAGTACTACACCGACGACCAAGTTAATTCAGCCAAGCAGGATACGCGGTCGTGGTGGGCTCTGTACCAACAAAGCCCGACGAGTGACCAGGGCGGGTATTTCAAGGCGGAGTGGCTTCATGAGTACGATAAAGAGCCTCAGAACCTCAAGATCTACGGAGCCTCGGATTACGCCGTTACCGAGGGAAGTGGAGACTTCACGGAGCACGGGGTGGTGGGAACGGATGCTTCTGGAAATGTCTACGTCCTCGACTGGTGGAGGGGACAAAAATCAGCAGACAAGTGGATCGACAAGAAGGCGGATCTCGTGGAGCGATGGGCTCCCGTCTGCTGGTTTGGGGAAGCTGGTCCGATTCGTAGATCTGTAGAGCCTTTCATGATGAAACGTCTCTCCGAAAGGGGTGCTTTCGTCAGGATCGAGTGGCTACCTTCTCTCCATGACAAGGAAGCTCGAGCTAGAGGAATCCAAGCTCTCATGAGCATGGGAAAGGTTTTCTGGCCCAAGTTCGCTTCCTGGAAATCGGACGTTCAGGGCCAACTCCTGAGATTCCCTGCGGGTAAACACGATGATTCAGTTGACGTGATGAGCCTGTTTGGACGAGGATTGAAGTTCGTCAATTCTTCCAAGAAGAAGGGTTATAGGTCTATCATCTCGCCCATTACCAACTGGATGTCGGGATGATCCACTGTGGAACGGGAATTCGTCTGGACCGACAATCGGAACACGGGAGTAGTCGTCTGGTATGACGAGCCCTCGAAATTCCCTGAAGGTAAGTTCCTAGAGGTTACAGCCGAGGATTTGTACACAGCCAGAAAACAAGCAGAAGAACTGTGGACTATCTGAAAGAAGCCAAGGACAACTGGGAAGACGCAAAGGAATTTTGCAAGGAACAGTATTCCCGCATCGAAGAGGACTTCGAGTTCTCGAATCCGAGTGATCCAAAGCAATGGGCCGAAGAAGCACTCAATGCGAGAAAAGGCAGACCTACTCACACCCTCGACCGGACGAATCAGTACGTCCAGCACGTTGTAAACAGGAACCGGGAAGCCAAAACCTCCTGTGACGTCCTTCCTGCTGATTCAAATGCCGATCCCGAAGTCGCAAAGAAGATAAAAGGCATCATCCGCCACATCGAGTACACCTCCAAAGCCGATTTAGCGTGGGATACCGCTTCGGATCACCAGGTACGGGGGGGTCTTGGGTGGGTCAGAGTCGTTCCTAGGATCGTGGATCCTGAGAGAAATGAACAGGAAATCATCATCCAGAGGGTCCACGACCCTCTTTCTTGTGTCCTCGATCCCAATTCAACTGAACCAGACGGTTCGGATGCGATGTTCGGGTTCGTCGAGACGAATCTCACGAATACCTACTTCGAGAGACGGTATCCGAACGCGAAGAAGGAAAGCTTTGATACGGAAGGGTGGTTTTCAGACGATTCAGTGAGGATCTGCGAGTACTTTAGGGTCGTAGAGACGGAGATTCCGATGATCTCCGTGAGGAGCGGAGAAGGAAACTTCACGCTCTCTCAAGAAGAATACTCATCCTACGAAGCAACCACCGGCGTAAAACCTCCGGAAGGTACCCCTTTCAAGGCAAAGAAACGCTCTGTCAAGTGGTGCACCCTCACAGGGGCTGAGATCCTAGACGAGACCGAGTATCCAAGCAACTGGATCGGTCTGGTCCCGATGTTAGGTCATGAAATCTGGATCAAGGGCAAACGGTTCTACTGTGGTCTGGTCCGTAGATTGATGGATGGTCAAAGACTCCATAACTACGAGATGTCGGCTCTTACAGAGAGCCTCATGATCCAGCCAAAAGCCCCGTTCATGATTCCCGGAAGAGCCATCGAGGGTTATGAGGCTGAGTGGGCCGGATTGAACAAGGGAAACCCCGCTTTCCTACCGTACAACGACATCGACGAGAGCGGCCAACCCGTCGCTCCCCCGAACAGACTCGTACCTCCACAATTTCCCATCGCATACGCCAACACCTCACAGTTGGCGATCCAGGAAATGGAGAACTCGATCGGTCTTCCCAAAGCATCTCTGGGAATGCCCTCACAAGCGATCTCTGGTAGAGCAAAACTTGCCGATACGAGTCAGGGAGAGACAGCCACTTTCCACTTTGCTGACAACCGAAGGATTTGTCAGGAGCAGGTCTACAGAATCGTCGTGGACATGATCCCCCAGATCTATGACTCCCGTAGACAGGCCAAGATCATGGGTGAGGATGGTCAACAAAGCACCATCCTCATCGACCCAGAACTGAAAACAGCTTCTGATACTCAAGGCGGAAAAGTCGTTGCGATCAATCCCGGGGTAGGTAGATACGACGTACGAGTAAAAGTAGGCCCGAGTTACACCACCATCCGTGAAGAGATGGGGGTGAAGCTCCAGGAACTTGGGAAGGGAAACCCGATCCTCGCGGCAGCTTTGACCCCGATCCTCCTAAAGCTTTCAGACATGCCCGAGGCGGACCGTCTCGAGCGGATTGCAATGGCAATCCTTCCTCCAGAGGTTCAGAAAGCGTACCAGGAAGACAACTCGAGCATTCCTCCACAGGCCCAGGTTCAGATCTCTCAACAGGGACAACAGATCACCCAAATGGCACAGGCCATGGAACAAGCTACTCAGGTCATCCAAGACCTTCAGGGTCAATTAAACGACAAGAACGACAAGGTTCAGTCCGAAGCCAAAGCAGCGATCGCTGAGATCACAGTCGCTCAGACCCAGTTGAAACAGCAGTCCGACGCGATTCAACAGCAACGACAACTGCTGATGAAGGAAGACCAACTCGTTCAGAAGAATGCGGAACTCGCTACCCAACAGATCGAGAACGAGAAACTACAACTTCAACTGTTCGGCGTCGAGCAAACGAAGAAAGTAGCTGAGGACTCAGCAAACAAGATTGGCGAAAACGTCCAATCAACAGTTAAAGAGTCCACGATGAGTCTGTACAAGACCATCGAAGAGGGAATGATGATCCTCGCTGAAGCGACGAAGAAAAACGCTCAAGCGATCGATTCTCTTCAAAAGGTGGTCTCTCAAGACGATCCACAGATGAAAAGCGTCTCGGATACCCAAGCGAAGACCCTCGAAACTCTCTCAACGCTCATCAAGATGGTGCAAGCGGACAGGGAAAGAATCCCCGAAAAAGATCCCAAGACGGGGGCCATCACCAAGGTGGTCGATCGCATCGTGATGCCGAAGGAATGACATGGAAGGCGAAATCCTAGCTCCTCAAGACTTACTGATGCTCAAGCCTCTCGGAAGCTGTCAAGGCCCGAACGGAGTCTACAAACTCTTCGTGGATCAGCATGGACAGCCAGTTGTTCTCAGTGAACTGACGAAGAGGAAGTTCAAGCTGACATGGCCTGGAATCGTTGAATTAGCTGTAGACAACGGCATCGACGATGGGGTTGTCACAGACGATAAAGACTCACCGGGTTTTAAGTCCACCTACACCATCGAGTGCGAGAGCGGTCGATACACGAGCAACTAAGGCCATGGACTATTTCAAGGCTTACTACCAAGCCAACAAAGAGCGCATCAAGGCGCGCTCTGCGAAACGTCGTCTGGAGAAGCCTGATGAGTGCAAGGCTGCTGTAGAACGGTGGCACAAAGATCCAGCGAACGAGGAACGTCGGCGAGCTTACTACCGAGAAGTGGTTGCTAAAAGCGAAGCAGCGAAGAGGGCGAAGAAGAAATATCACGCGAAGCCAGAAACCAAGGCGATGATGGGAGCAAAGGCTCGCGCATATCACATCCGCAAGGATCAACGCATGCCGTTGTGGCTGACTGAAGATCATGTGGACCAGATCAACAGCATCTATAAGTTGGCTAGCATCTATAGCAATTGTTTAGGTCGGCAGCTTCACGTTGACCACATCGTGCCACTGTACGGGGAGCGCGTTAGCGGTCTTCATGTGCCGTGGAATCTTCAAGTGATACCCAGCGAGGAAAACCTTAGCAAGGGCAACACTTTCATCATCTGCTAAACAGGATTCCACATTATGGCAAGCCCCTACAATAAGTTCCAAAGCTTCGGCGCTCTCTCGATGAACGGGGGACACAACCTGTCCACGGCAGCGATCACCATCGCTCTATGTGCAGCAGCAAATCCTCCGTCAGCTTCAAATGCCGTCTTGAACGATATCGTTCAGGTCGCCTATACGAATCTGTCCGCGAGAGTTCTGACAACCACCTCGAGTACCCAATCTTCAGGTGTCTACAAACTCATCTGCCAGGACTTGATCCTCACAGCTTCAGGTGGTGTAGCGACTTTCAGGTACGTCGTTGCTTACAACGGAACCGCAGCGGGTGGACCTCTCATCGCGTGGTGGGACTATTCCTCGGATGTGACCCTGGCAGCCACGGAGACCTTTACCGTGAAACTGGACCAGGCCAACGGTGTTTTCTCGTTCAGTTGAATGCGCCGCATCCGGATCTCGAGACTCCAGCATCTGGTATTGGATGCTGGGAGCGGTATCTATTCACTTTCAGGACACAACAGTGATCTCCTGAAAGCGAGACACCTGATTGCCAGTCTCCTTCCGGGTGTCTATTCCCTGGCAGGAAACAATGCAACCTTGACGAGACAGACTCGGCTGCTAAGCACGATCAGTGGAACGTATTCCTACGTCGGAAACCCAGCAACACTAACCTGGGCGACAAGCCCGAATATCACGACAGCACCGATCATCATCGGGATTCCGACTGTCGGAATTCCAGTTTCATACACCGCAGGAAATGTTACGGGAAGTCCTGTTCCGACCAGAACCCAACAGTGGCTATTGGACGGAAATACGATCATCGGGGCCACTGCTTCGACCTACACGCCGATTACCAGCGATGCGGGGCATAACCTGAGTGTCCGACAGATCGAGACAAACACTTTCGGATCTGCAAACAGGACAAGCGCAGGAGTCGTGGTCGCAAGTGCGACGGCAGATCCAACCTGGATCGCAACGATCCCCACGATCACGTTCACAAAAGGAACCGCTTCTTCTCCATTCAGTCTTGCCCCGTATCTTTCCAACTACAACCCAGCCCTTCATCTTCTGCAAGTCAGTTCTGGAACACTGCCTACCGGTATAGGAATCAACCAGACGACTCCTTCGCTCACTTATGACGACTTGACAAGCGTCGTGGCTAGTAATAGCGGGATCGTCCTCACCGTTGTAGATGGATTCGCAGTATCGTACACGACGAACTTCCCGCTGACGGAACCCCTCATCAGCGAAGGCGGAAAGTGGATCAGCGGTGGAGTCAATCCTCCGAGAACTGATGTCCAGACAGACGGAGTGCACGCGTTCGGGACAATGATCTCGCAACCATCGAACGTATTCCCAGATTCGATAGCTTGCCTGAATTCGTTCTCTAGCAATAACCATCGAGTCACCGGTACGCTATACAACGTAGGCGCGGTGTCTGGGCTCGAGGTAGAACTGGTGCTTCGTTGCAATTTGACATCGGCAACAAACACAGGTTACGAAATCGACCTCGTAAGGTCGATCAGCGCAGTCAACTTCGTTCGCTGGAACGGTCCCGACAATAACTTCACAATCGCAACGGGGTTCCCGATTTCGACGAATGTGAACCTCAACGATGGCGCTGTTTGGGTGGCACAGATAGTAGGCAATATCGTTACGGTCACATGCAACGGCAACGCAGTATTTACGGCAGACATAACTACCGCATTCTCTGGCGGTCTGGTGATCTCTTCAGGCACCCCTGGAATTGGATTCTGGTGCGAGACTGGAAACGCCGCAGACCGCACGAAATTTGGACTTCGTAACTTTTCCGCTGTCGCCCTATGAGCAGAACCTCGAATGCGTTTTCGATCTCGGTAGTGGCTGGAACCCCACCACCGCCAGGGGGCGCACTTGAGCAGGACTGGGCCGCTCGGGCTACTGTCGGGGTGAATGGTGTCTTCCTCGCAAAGCGCTGGCAGACCAACACAGATATCGATCCGTGGCCCACAGGGACGGAAACGCACCTCACACTCGAAACCAGGATCAAGCGCAGTGGGATGGGGGCGCTCAGGTTTGCCAAGCTCGTGAGCGATGGCGCAGACATGGGTCTTACTCGCATCCTGCTGGGGCAGACCAGGGGTAACGGAACCGAGACGTGGTATCAGATCAGCGTCTACTTCCCAGAGGCCGCTGTGCGGTACAAACCTCAAAGTAGCAGTGGAGAAGGTGGGCAGAAGATGCTATGGGTTTCCGGTGGTGGCAATGCCAGCAACACCAACAACGAAGTTGTCAGTACTAATTCACAATGGCGCGGATTTGCATCTGGGTATCACTCGAACGGAGGCGCATTTGAGGATTTCGCCAATAATGTATCCACGCCAAGTCATCCAGGAGGATTGAACGCAACCTACAGTAATGCAGTTGATAGAGGGGCTCCGACTACTATCAATACAGATGCTGACTATGAAAGTCGGTATGGCATTATCTATTACAGCAATGCAGTAGGATCATCTCCTATCCCTGCGCCGGGAGATATTTACGCCCAGGGATTCCCGTCTCCATTCGTCATTCAGTCTGGACTTCCAAGACTTCAGCCCGATGCGTGGACGACACTTCAATTCCGCATCAAGATTGGCACTCTCGGGACTGCATCAAGTGAAGTGGATCTATGGGTTGCTAGATCTGGGCAACCATTCGTTAAGCAGTTCGGATATACGGGTGTAACGCTTGGAACAGAGAACGGTGGCCACGGTGCTGTGTGGGTTTCTGCTTACGAGACGAACCGGACAGCTAATAGCCCAGGCATGCAGAACACGTTTTGCTGTTTCACCGAACTCATCGCCAGCACACAAAACATCGCCGCTCCCGCAGTCGTCCAGTTCGCGCCTGGTTATTCCCTCCCAACGTTGGGGACAAGCCTTCGCCTATCAAGCACGAACACACTGAGCGCAATCAGGCCAGCAGTGTGGGATCAGAACAGTTGGCTCTACTCGATCATCAATTCCTACGGCTTCGGTGCGTTCAACGAGTATTACTCACTCGGCGGCGCGATGATAGTAGGCTGTACAGGGGGGCATCAACACCCTGACTTCACTGGTGCTGCAGCTTACGACTTCACCGATTTGACGTGGAAACTCCACGAACACCAGAATGGGGGCGTCAGATATTCTCCAGGCGATCTTTGGTTCGATGAGAGCGAAACCAACGGCTCTCCATATCGAGAGATCCCGAGTACGACTGGAAATGTCCCCGCTCCTGGGCACCCGTGTCAGACGCAAGCGATCATCCCACCTCAACTCGGCGGTGGTCCGAAGGGGAGTTTTGCCTCCATCACGCGTGGTTCCATGGGTGTTGGCGGTATCCTGCACTCAGGATCTATTCACAGATTCGATCTATCCACTAATCTATGGTCACGAGTAACTAACAATCTATATGACCGAATCACCACTGGAAATGCGAACGGATACGAGGTTGGAACGGTCTTTGATGCCGGCCGTAAGCGCTATTGGCAGCTCCACCAGAACGACCATGAGTTGCTCTATTTCCCCTATCTCGACGCTAGCAACGCCAGCATGTCAGCTTGGGCGTATAGCACCTCGGCTGCGTACGGAGGTTTTCAGAGCGGCGACATCGGCAACGGTGCACGTTTGTGGATGTTCAATAGCTGCGTGTTCATGCAAAACGCAGGGAGCGCTGGGGGAACGTTCAACCTGCGCATCTTCGATCCTGCGAACCCCAGTCTTGGCTGGAGAGTGATCAACGTAAGCGGAGCACTCCCGGCGACTTTCAGTCGAAACGCTTATGCCTACTACCCGAGGACCGGGAGTTTCTATCTATTGAGCCAGTTCGGCGGGTCTAGCATAGGTCGTCTTAGGCCACCATCAAATCTCTCTGGCTTGGTCGGTCCTGCCTTGGTAACCGCGATGGTCAGCGGTACGTGGGTGAGCGATACGGTCACGATCAATCCGGCGCTTCCCAGGCAGACGAATGCGGGGGATCTGAGCGATCTCACGGAAAACTACACCGCTCTAACTTACGTACCTTCGATCAACCGCCTTGCATGGTTCATCGGTGATGATGTGTATCTACTGGACCCGACATGACGATCGTCTACCTGACCAGCGCCGATACATCACCGTGGACTGTCCCTGGCGACTGGAACAACTCCAACAACACCATTGAGTGCATTGGCGGCGGTGGCGCTGGTTCCAATCCAGTCTTCAACACATCTAACGGGGCCGGTGCTGCCGGTGGACACTACGCTAAATCCAGCAATGTCTCTCTGTCTGGAACAGCAGCGTTCGTTGTCGGACTCGGCGGCTCGACAAATGGCGCTTCTGGAGGGTCTACCTATTTCAATGGCGCCAGTCTTGCTGGTTCGAGTTGCGGCGCCCAGGGCGGCAACGGAGCTACTGCTAACACGCCAGGTTCTGCGGGCACTACGACCAACGATGTCGGGAATATCAGCAAGGTAACGGGTGGTGCTGGTGGCGCACAGGACGATGGGGGCACCGGGAGTTCTGGCGGGGGTGGTGCTGGGGGGCCCAATGGCGCAGGGGCCACTGGCGGAGCCAACACGGGGGCTAGTGCGAGCAACGCAGGGTCCGGGGGTGGCGGGGATAGCGGCGGCAGTGCTGGCGTTACTCAAGGCAACGGTTCCACAGGATCGAATGGTGGTGCGGCCCAGGACTCGACAGCCGGGGGTACCGGGGGAAATCCACAGACCAATGGAACGGCA